TGTCGCTAGCCTTGCTACAGATTTTGAAAACTTAGGCGACAATATAGCTTATGCTATAAGAGAGATAGCCAAATTAACTAAAGGCTTTACCGATCTAGTAAGTAATCCTACATTCAAAGCTGGTTTATTAGCTGTAGCCATAGCTAGTAAAAGCCCTAAAGCTGTGGCGGCTGCATTTACTATTGTTGGTGGAAGTGCTGCACTTGGTGCAGCCACAAGTCGTAGAACATTAAGCCCAGAAGAAAATAGTGCTATTGCCAAAGCACGTATTCTCAATAGAAGATTAGAAGCTAGAATAATTGCTTTATCTACTGGTAAACGTAAAGAAGAGTATGAAGTATTAAAGAAAAAAACTGAATTAGACAAACTAAAAGAAAAGTTTGATTTAGAATTAATTGGCTTACAGAAAGCACGTAATGAAGCCACAGATGAAGAAACCAAGAAACGATTAGATGGTTTAATTGCTATTGCCAAAAATGACGAAGCACTAGGCAAAAAAGCATTAGCAGAGTTAGAAGCAGCGGAAGCCGCTAAAAGATTAGCTAGGGCTTATGATGATGCATTAACAGCTGTTAGGTCAATGAATGCTAGAATACAAGCGTTTTTAGAAGATATGGCTAAAAAAGGTTATTCTACTGGTAGCGATAAGTTGCCTAACATTACTTATGATATGGCATTATCTTCAGTGAGATCAACCAACACAAAAATACAAGATTTTATAGATAAACTTGATTCATCTTCTAATACGAGTGTAAGCAGCGTTGCCTCCGCAACCAATGGCGTATTTGATCCAGGTGGATTCAGGCAAGGCGAGAGTAGAGATTTAACCATTACAGTAGATACAGCTGCTACAGGCGATAGGTTTGCAGCATTAATAGCAGAGAGTTTACAGATAGCCCAGAAGTCTGGCGTATCGTATGGTATCGCTGGCGGTTTGTAATGACAGTACCTGTAGTAAATGCTTTTATAAACTTTAGCACTGGGCCATCATTCGCTCAGGCTATGATATTAGATCAAGGCATATTAGGCACAAATATATTAGGCGATAGTGCATCTATTATTGTCGATGTATCTAATCAAATAAACAGAATTGAAACCAAGCGAGGCCGTAACGCTTTAATCGATCAATTTCAAACTGGCACTCTTACCTTGCGCATAGTCGATCAGAATGGTGACTTTAACCCACAGAACCCAAGCTCGCCGTATTTTTCTGTTTTAACACCTATGAAAAAGGTGCAGATTACTGCTACATATAACAGCGTTACGTATCCTATATTTTCAGGATTTATCACAAGCTACGTTACTACTTATCCTAGAGAAGCAGAAGATGGGCAGATCCTGGCACAAATAGAACTGCATTACAGGCCATGACTACTGTGTCAGAATCAGAGTATGGCGCACTATATGTAGATGAAAGCGGATCGTTTGTATTTCAAGATAGAGCGGTCACAGCTGGATCTATTGGTGGCACACCCACAGTATTTAATGATGATGGCACAGGTATTCCTTACGCAGATGCTCAGTGGATCTTAAACGATGTGCTTATATTTAATAAGGCTACAATTACTAGAGCTGGTGGTAGCCCACAGGTGGCATTAAACCAAGCATCTATAGATAAATACTTTTTGCATAGTTATTTCTTAGACAATCTGCTTATGCAGTCAGATGCAGTAGCCCTAGATTATGCCCAGGCTTACGTAGCTAGCAGGCAAGAAACTATCCTAAATAATAGCATTTATGGCACTTTAGACTATAATGTCCTAAGTTACTAAGGAGTAGAGATGGCAGCAGGTTTAGGGTTTAAGGATTTTACTACAGGCGAGGTATTAACCGCAGCCGATGTAGATGGCTATTTAATGCAGGGTATCTGGGTATTTGCCAGTGCCGCAGCTAGAGATGCAGCTGTTACATCACCACAAGAAGGTAACTTTGCTTTCTTAAAAGATACAAATACAACAACTTATTACACTGGATCAGCCTGGACTAACTTAGATACAACAGGCATGGTCAATCCTATGACCACTACTGGCGATATGATTTATTCTTCAAGTGGATCAACACCAGCAAGACTTGGATTAGGCACTGCTAATCAGCAATTACGTGTGAATGCTGGCGCAACTGCCCCTGAATGGTTTACACCTGCTGCTGGCGGCGGCGGCAAAGTATTACAAGTAGTAAATGCCACGTACTCAACAATTGCAACAAGTACAAGTGCTACATTTGCCGATACTGGTTTGACTGCATCTATTACACCATCATCTGCAACAAGTAAAGTATTAGTATTTGCAAATATAAATGGTAATCAAAGAGATGGTGGCTCAACTGGCGATATGTATGTTAAATTAAAATTACTTAGAGGAGCGACCGATTTAATTGAATTTGAAAATAGACAAGGAATTTTCTCTTCAGCAACAACTTTAGGAACTGGCGGAACTGGCACAACTTATTTAGATTCACCAAGTACAACTTCCTCAACAACCTATAAAGTTCAATTTGCTAGAGGTGATGGCAACGGAAATATCAGAGTTCAAAGCGATACTAGCACTTCAACAATTACTTTGATGGAAATAGGAGCATAATATGGCAATAGGTGGAGATGTATTATTTATGCTATGCCCAAATGCAGAATGGGTAATTTATGGCGATAATTATGAGGATATTAATTGGTTTGGTAAAGAGCCAGCCGTAACTAAAAAACAATTTGCAGATGGTTTTACAAAATGGGATGCTTGGAAAGCAGAACAAGATAAAATTAAAGCAGAGCAAAAACAAACCATTTTAGATCGAATTGGTTTAACTGCTGAAGAACTAAAAACCATACTAGGCTAATGAAACCCTGGCTATGTGCAGCTGGTGTGCAGTTAAGAGATCAGATTGATACGTGGTTTCCAGATCGCAGTACTGCCAGTCCAGAAGGGTGGTTGGGCGATAGTCGGCATTCCCGTACTAAGTCGGATCATAATCCAGACAAATCTGGGGTCGTCAGAGCAATTGATATTAATGCTCGGTTACAGTCATCCGACAGTCTCGCACCTTATCTGGCTGACCAAATCAGAATCGCAGCCAAATCGGATTCACGCATATCATACGTCATCTATAACGGGCGAATATGTTCAAAAATTCTAAACTGGAAATGGCGTAAATACAGAGGTATCAACCCACACCGATCACACATACATTGTAGTTTTACTAAGGCAGGCGACAAAGACGGCAGAGAGTTTGACATACCACTACTAGGGGGAAAAATATGAAGATAACAAAGAAGCAGAAAGCAATACTAAAATCCTATGCACGTGGAGTATTAGTATCTTTCTTAACATTTTTAGCAAGTAATGAATTAGGTTTAGATCCAGCACTGTCTGTAGTAGTTGCAGCATTGGCTGGCCCAGCAGCTAGGGCTTTAGACAAATCCGATAATGCTTATGGTATCGGTGCAGATGAATCATGAGTCCAGCAGAATGGGCTGGCTTTGGCGCTGGTATTTGCGCAGTGCTGAGCGCAGGGCTAATCGGATTACGTTTTCTCGTTAAAGGTTGGCTAAGCGAACTTAAGCCTAATTCTGGCAGTAGCCTGGCAGATGCCGTTAATAGAATAGATCAGCGCAGTTCAAGATTAGAAGAGCGTGTCGATCAACTCTTCATTATTATAAGTAAGTCATAATAACAACATGGCTACTAAGCGTAAACCTAAGAAGAAGATGGTGCGTAAGCGCCGTACTACTAAAGAGCCTGTCTTAACTAAATTAGATTATTGGGCTATTGCAGCTAATGAGGTGTACAAAGCTTGCCGTAAAAATGGCATGGATGAATCTACAGCTCTAGCCTTTGCTATGGATCGAACAAGTTATCCAGACTGGATAGTCGATACCACAGATCCTATAAAAGATCCCCTAGACGATTATGAGGAAGACGATTAAGAAAATTGCGTTCGTTTCAGATCTGCAAGTTCCTTTTTTTAATGAAGCAAGTGTAAAATCAGTAGGCCGTTTTTTAGCCAAATGGCGGCCTCATAGAATTATCTGTATAGGTGATGAAATTGATTTACCACAGCTAGGCGGTTTTAATGCTGGCACTATCGATGAGATGGTTGGTAACATAAACGATGATAGAAAACAAACACAAGAAGTATTAAGTTACTTGGGAGTAACAGACGTACTAGGAAGTAACCATGGAATCAGACTCTACCGATCAATTAAAAAAAGACTCCCATCATTTCTCAACTTACCCGAAATGCAGTATGAGCGTTTTATGGGATATGACAAGCTCCAGATTAAATTCCACCCCTATGGGCTCGATTGGGCACCAGGGTGGACAGCCGTTCATGGTGACGCTTTCCCTCTTAGCCAAGTACCTGGGCAAACAGCCTTAAATGGGGCTAGAAGGCTTGGTAAGAGCGTGGTGTGTGGGCATACCCATAGATTAGGCCAGTCGGCCTTTACAGAGGCATCTAGAGGCCAATTAGGGCGTACTGTGTGG